ATCTCGCCCTCGTATTCCCGATTGGCAACCGCGCCGGCTACGGCCTGGTTTTCTAATCCCACTTCAAGATTAGCCCACCAGATTTCCGGTTTAAAATTGTTGACAGACATGATAATGCCCTTTCGTAAATTAAGTTGCTTAATCCATTAAGCGGCTCGCATCCACGAAAGCGCATCCACGCCCATTCCTCATTTCCCCCTTACGGGGTTGTTCCCCCTTAATAAAGGGGGTTAGGGGGTTGTCACTCCCCCCAAAACGTCATACTCCTATTAACCCTCTCCCGATTCTCCTTCAGCCAGGCTTTATCCCCTTTCTTCTGCTCGTAATCTTCCTCGCTGATATAACCTTCAAACGGCAGCCCTGAACCGCCCACCTTCTTACCGGCAAAAGGCAATTGCCCCTTTCCATCATCGTCCTTTGCCCCGAAAGTGCTTTGCAGAAAAGGTAGTTGATCCGCCAATTCCATGCGCTTAATCATCTCCGCCACCTGCTTCGGCACCTGATACTGCTTAATCGCAGCATCCACCTGAGATTTGGTATTTTCTTCCCAGGTAGTTTTAAAATTACGCAATCCCTCCAATTCCTCGGAAAGCTTTCCTTTCTCCGCTTCCAGCGTCGCCAGGCTTTTCGTCGCTTCCTGGTATTGTTTCTTTACTTCATCATCCTGAATCCCGTTTGCCTCAAGTTCCCGCAGTTTATTCTTCAACTGATCGCGAACATCAAAAGCCTTTTTCGCTTCACCCTTTTGAAACTCGACCGCCTGGGTCAATTCCTCAACTTTTTGCTGATGTTCCAAAAGAGTATCCACAACCTCAGAAAGCGGCCCCTGGCCGTCCTTAAACAGCTTCTCAGGAACAACGTCCCCTAATTTCCCTTCCTCAACTCCCAAAACCTCTGCAACCTGCTTGGCATCCGCCATTTTGTCCTCCGACATTTTCGCTCTATGCGCTATGCTCTCTGCGCTCTGCTCCATGCGCTCTGCGCCATGCGCCACGCTCATTCAAAGATAAAACATCCCTCCCCAACTTGTCAACCAAAACCGACCACCTCCACATCTCCCCTCCTGGGAGGGGATAAAGGGGTGGGTTAAGAGGGGCCAGTGGGTTGTTCTCCCTCACTAAAAATTTCTATCATTGAAATTGTTCCTTTCCCTTGCTAACTTTTCCCATCTCAAGAATACAAAAGCATCTTTAACATAGACTTGCGCCGTCAGGTAATAATATGAGCAGCAAAAATTTTTTTGTATCATAAGGTTTCAATTAGAGTAGGCCTTTCCATTTAAATAATAATGAAGTTGTACATAAATTAAGAATTGCTCGAAGAAATATGACTATTCATAAAGTAGTCGAATATCTAAGAAATAATTTGTTTGGCGTCTTGGGGTTGGTTGTCGGCCTAATAGGTATATACTTGGCAATTTATTTCAAATTGCAGTCAGTTGAAATTCGTGAGCCTATATACTATCGAGGTGCTGATTGGGTGATAATAAATAGAGGACCTGGTTTTATTGAATCTCCATTTAAAATAATTCGATCTGATGGCAATGAAATTAAAAATGATATCTATCTTACAAAAATATATTTTTGGAACAATGGCAAAAAACCAATTAGAAAAGAAAATATTTTAGATGGCTTAAATATTACTCTTGAAGATTCTGTAGGTACTTTCCTCGACTATAAAATACTAAAAACCTCAAGAGATATAATAAATTTCCAGGTTATATCAGACTCTCTTAATCCTCAGAAAAAAATCAATTTCTCTTTTGATATCTTAGAACAATTTGACGGTGCTTGTATACAACTATGGATTGAAAGTATAGGATATAAGGATATAAAGATTAATGGCATTATAGAAGGTTCTTCTTTAATCAAAAGATCAGTAATCAGCCCAAATTTTTTTAACTACTATCCAATCTTTGATATTTTCCCTTTTTTTGCAATTACAGTTCTTATGTTTGCTATCTTTATCTTTTATCGCACTCTTAAATTCAACCGCACCGTTGCAATTTCTGATGATTTAAACAAAAAGATGAGCTTTATTAATATGCAACAAAAAATATCATTCACTTTGCTCATTATTTATTTGTTATTATATCTCCTCTACAGTATTCCAAGAGATTTCGGCTATTATAATTTGGGGTTTTTTGATTGGAAACCAAATATTGAAATACCCGATACCATTAAAGACGATCTATTTTATTAATCAAGAAGGTTATACGTAATTAAAAATTTGAGCTATCTCCAGATTCGTAAACCGTTAAAACGGCTAACAGTTATCGACCTTCTCATTAACAGCGGATTTGAAGCTAGGTGTAAATGAAATTTTAACCATTTTTAGCCGTTTTCACTTCGTCCCACCTCCTCCACGCTGCTCCCCTCAGAAGCCCAGCCTCCCGTCCCTTCTCCCCTGCCGGGGTGTTGTCCCAATTTTCAATTTCCCTTTTACAATTTGCTATCCCTTCCTCCCCCATGGATGGCCCGGCGAAATACTGTCCGAGGCAGGGATGCTGAGTTTATTTCGCCAAGGCATTTTTGGTTCTTTTTGTGCTGACAAAAAGAACAAATCCCCCCTTTATTTTTCTCCCCCTTGAAATTTTCTTCATTGTTGTCTAACTTCTCCCATCACAGGAATACAAAAGCATCTTTAAAATAGATTTGAGCCGTGAGAATAATATTAGCAGCAAAAACTTTATGGTATGATGAAGTTTTATGGAGAGTAGACTTTTCCGTTTAAATAATAGTTAGCCACACAGTTCATTTGAAATGCATGGATTTTGCTATGAAGTTACATAATTCACATTTTTTTAAATGTGAAAAGGCTCAATTATGCAGGAAGCTTCATAAAGTAAATTCTGAATATCGTAATATTTCGAAAGGCTTAGCTATCTAGGTTTACTAAAAAATTGGAGTGGAGAAGTTACATGGATCCTTATATAGGACACATTATTGCTGGATTGGAGAATCTTTTTACCAATTATTTGGGTGAATTCTTAATTGTCCAATTTGTTCTAATTCTACTAAATATAACATCTCGGCTCATAATATATCGTAGACAACTTGATGACCGCAATACAAATAAAAAACTAGAAGGATGGTTCAATGTATGTATAATTGGTCCTGACTTATGCCTAGTGGGAATCGCTGGTGTTTTTGTTTCGGCGAGTATTCAGGTTCAAAATCAGGTCACGCCAATTGCATTTTACCTCGTTTGCTTGACAGCGATCATTATTCTGTTTTTCTTAGATGCTTTTATTCTTGGTAGTTCATCTCGGCGCCCGAAACGACTTTTATGGGATAAAACCTTTTTTTGGGGCGCCCATATTCCTAATGCTGTTGGTTTCCTTGCCATTTATTTTGCTGCTGGCCTTATTGTAGGGAATCTATGAAAATATTAGTAATTATACTCGGGCTATTTCTTTTAGGAATCGTTTCCAGTATTGTAACAACAATGCTGGCTAGAGGCATTTATTTTTTGTTCTTTCGATTAATCATTTTGCGACAGAATGTATTAGATATTACTTATCAAGTCGAAATGGCATTAGCTCGATATATATTAGCTACTTCGAAAGGTTGGAGATTAAAAGATATAATCACGGCAATTGTTATTATTCTGAGTCTTACTATATCGCCTGTATTTGGGCGAACAATTACCTCCAAAATTGTTGACTCCAATGTTCGAATTGCTGTTGAGTTTGTGAACCAACGGCTGGAACAAATCAATATAGATAGACGCCAGGAGCAAAGGAAAAAGAAGTTTGAAAAGACAAATACTTACTCCGGGGCACCACCTGATCTATGGAGGGAGATTGATAGCATCAATCAAAAAATAGAACTTGCATCAGAAATACGATCGAATTTTTGGAGGGTGGAATCTAAAAAAATACGATCGAATTTTTGGGAGGTGGAATCTGCGCTTCTTTATCAGGCTACCGAAAAAATTGATGATATTTTTTCACAGATGTACCCAGAGTATTCAAATGAACTTAATAATTGGATCTTTCGACATTTCGAGTATACAGGGGCTATTTCATTAACAGATATCATGTCATTAGTTTCAAGGATTTATGAAAACATTAGTAGATTAAAAAACCAATATGAAAAAATTCTCCCAGGATATGAATTTATCAGTAATACAACAGTTTCTATTATTAAAGAATTAAAGAAATATGAAAAAAAAACTTGAACATCCTCATAGGATTCTATGGTAGAATAATTTAGTATAATAAAAGAGTTTTATTGTTCTATTTAAATTTTAAAGGTATTAAATACAGTAGATTACGTGTAATTACTAACCAGCGCTTGGACACCGACTAAGGTAGCATGGAGCTTTTGGAGAATAGGTCATAATAGCATGTTTTTAAAGTGCTTGGAAACTTTAATGCTTTAATGCCAGATTGCCGGAACCGGTGAAGAGCAATCAGTTACTTCACCCTTTTCTCTTCCCCTCCTGCTTACCCCTTCGGGGAAGGGAATAAAGATGTGTGTTACTCGCTCTTCCCTTCTCCCTCCTCGCTCTTCGGTGCCTCCACAACCTCAAACCGCTCATTAAACCTCTTCACCCTCAGCAGCTTATTCGTATGCTCCAAATTCTCTCTCAGCCGACTATCCGCTTCCTCCGGCGTCAAATCCCGGTTCTCCGCCCGGATAAAGTCGCGCCAGTTTGCTGCCCCCCGCTGAACTCTCCAATCCCAATCATCGCGGTCCTCCGGCGTCTCCACCGACCACGTCGGCTCGATAAAATCGCTGATGATCTTGTCTTTCTCCAAATCCACATTCTTGATCAGATCATGGTATTCCGCCACTTTACCGATCACCTTGTGCAGCCGCTGTTCAAAAATCTTCCAGAACGTGGCCTCTTTCTTGAATTTCTTGAGCAATCGGCCTTTTTTCAATTTCAGAGTGACGCCGGCGATTACGTTGCCCCGTTCCTGGAAGTTCATTGAGATATTGTAATGATCCAACTGCCGTGAAATCCAGCGTTCCAGCGCATCCATATTTGCCGATATATTGAAATCATCACCTTCTAACGTGCCGAACTTCGCATTGGTATCTTGCGCCCACCAGATTTCATCAAACCCGAAGCGCAGATTATCCGCAATCTCCTTCGTGATCCCCGTTCCCCACGCCTGACGGAACGTCGAATACTGGAATGAGTATGCCCAAACCTGCTGCAACACATTCAAAACGATGTTGCAGTCCACCAGTGTCTTGGCCCCTAAGCTCCAGTATTCACTGGTCGGGAACGGCGACACATCGATCACCGTCGAAACCCCGTAAGGATTCTTCCCGCTGAAACGCTCATCCTTTACCCTCACGCCCTCCTCATCGTGCAGGTACATTTCCGTATCGCTGACATAAAGATAAATCAGTTCCGGCATTTTATTGGCTTTCTTAGTCGTATCCACCTTCACCGGGATAGAATATCCCACCGGGTAAAGCGGGTTATGTTCCATGAAGTGCGGCAGAAACGCCGTCTCGATATACACCATGATCTTGTTGAAATAAGGATCGAATTCCACCCGCAAAAGCACATTATGAAGCAAATTCTGGTATTGCTCCAGCGCCTGGATGCCGAAATCAATCTGCGGATTCTCCGCGTAAAACTCCACCAATCCCTCCCGCTTTGATGCTTTCCCCAGGGAATTCACCACCCGCCGTTCAGGAACAAAGTCATATACAAGGCTGTTTTCCTGGATCACCCGCTGCGTCAGCGGTTCGCTGACAAATGGCAGTGTTTTGCGCTTCTCGAATCCGTATTGCTTCAGGTAATAATCTTCCGCGTGCTGATTGTTCTCAAAAAAGTCAATCATCGTCTGCCGCAGCGTATTCCGTTGCTGCGCCCCGATCTTCCGCGCATCATTAATACTCCGGGTAATCAGCCCTTCAATCACTTCCGTCTGCGTAAACACATTAAACCGACTAAAAAACGACATACTACCTCCAATTCTCCCCTCCTGGGAGGGGATTAAGGGGTGGGTAAAATTCCCCCTTTGAAGGGGGATACAGGGGGATGTTCCCCCTTAAAAAAGGGGGCCAGGGGGTTGTATCCCACTGCCACTGCTCCTGCTTACTGCCACTCATTCACTTCCTCCGCTTCCCAAACATCGGCGTAGTTCCTCCCGCCATCACCGACGTCACCGGCCAGTTATAATACATCAAATACCCCAACGCCGCATCAATATGCCCGATGCCGTGTTCCTCCTGATCTTTATCCAATCGCCCGTCATCATACCGTTCCCTCAACTGCATATCTCTGATGGTGTATTCGCACGTCCCCGGATTCACAAAATAGCGCACATTCCCCGCTGCCGCCCGGCACATCGAATTAACCGTAGCGACGCGATCTTTCTGCAACGGATTACTTTCTTTGGCCCGAATGGTAAATCCTGCTCCCTGAAGTATCGCCAAATCCGATTGCCGCGCGTTCGATGTTTCGCGCTTTCCTGTACTGTCCGGGTAAATAATCACCTGCCGCCGCTGGAAGCGTTCCAAAAGATGATCCCGCATCTCGTAAGTGTTAGAGTTCGGCAGGTACACTTCCCCGAATTGCCGGTAAACCTGGTTCTTTTCGATGTGCCCCAATGTCGCCGTCATCGGGTTCACGTTGAAATCCATTCCCACATGAACGTAATCATTCGCATCATACTCTATCCGGGCAAGATTATGTTCACCGAACGCCCAGTAAGCCAGCCCGTAATAAGCCTCAAAACTCCCCTCGTATTCCTGCCGGAAAGTGCGTTCATCTAAGTGTCTCCGGGCGTTCTCAATCTCATGTTCCGGCAATATATCCGCGCTGAACCAGTGGAAATAACCGAATTGCTCCGCCTCGTTTAACCTGGATATACCTTCACCTGATATGGTTTTCGGAAGAACGCCCCCTGCCGCATCCAGCGCCAGATCATAATAGTGGTTCCTTCCTTCCGGCACCCCGATCAACCAGCACCAGCCCTGACGGTCTGATAATGCCGGCCTCACGTGCTCAAACCAGGCTTTCTCTTTCATATTGCCGTATTCATCCAAGATGCCCCCGTCCCACGGCTGCCCCTCGATCCGTTCCGGCTTATCCATCCCCAGCACGTGAATCTCCGCATCCGTGCGCCCGTAAGCCCCCCGGATGTAGATAATCAGATCGGTTTCTCGCGGCTGATCGCGCCACCATGGCCGCGTTAACTCTTTTAGATCATCCCAGTATATCTTCTTCGCCTGATCCCGCGTAGGAGCAGCCGCAAAATAACGTCTCGGCTGGTAAAACTTCGCCTCCGTGCGCGCCAAGATGCACAAAAACCGCTTCGCAAGCTCCGTCTTCCCGCTCCGCCTCCCTGACGGAACTAATTTAAACCTGATTGGTGTCGTGAGAAGATGGGATTGCGTAAGGTGTGGGCGTAGTTTCTGCCATCTCGGAGAAAAGTTCTTCGACTGTTGGCTCGTTTTCATTGCTTCCCGCAGTTGGTACCCGGTTGACCGAACGATAGCGCATAGGTTCCAGGTTACATAGAGTGAAAATAAGAGACAAAGTATCCGGTGGATAAAACTTCGTAATCCGGCGTTTTTCAACGACATTGCCTTTCCCGTCTTTCTTTTCATGAACTTCTGTATATTCAAAACCGCACGCTTTCTTCAGCAAGGCGCTTTGAAGATCATCAACGATAATCGGAATCCCTTCCTCGCGCCCCCTTTTTAAGGCGTCTATAAACTGATCTTTATGTTTCTTAAACGTCCCCGGGCGCACCTTAATCGCCCTTGCGATCTCCTCATCCGTCAAACCTTTCTTCGCCGCCTCATAAGCGCCTTCTATCTGTGCCGTCGTTGCCTCAAACTTCGGTCTCGCCATCCGGCAATCCTTCCCCGGCCTCCACCGAGTATTCCCCCTTAAAAAGGGCCTGTCCTGAGCCCAGTCGAAGGGGGGTAAGGGGGTTGTATATCATTCTTGAAATCTTGATCTCTTGATCTCTTGTATTCTTGATCAAGCCGTCCCTTCCATCCGAAACGCCACCTTCATCGCCCGCCCTTTCTTATTCCGGCTGTTTGAATCAACCCACGTCGGCCAGAACGTCCAATCGCCCGGAATATCAATATCCCCATTCTCAAGCTGATATTGTATTTGGTCATTGCTGATTGTGCCGGTCCAGCTTCCAATCGTGCCGTCCGGTTTCTTATAATTCACCTTCGGCGATGTTGCGCCGGAAAGTGATGTCTCCGGGTCCAGCTTCATCAAAAACGTGTCGCCCACAATTAGCGGATCGTCATAGTAGGGGATTTCAATCTGCTTCACCGTCACGCCTCCTAAATCGGGAGTTTCCAGTTCAATAAACGTATGCGCCGCAGTAAATAAAACTTTTTGCTCCGTTGATATTGTTTCCAAAACCAGCGATGTAAGCGCCAAAACTGCAAACCGTAGAGACGCTGTGCCAGCGTCTCCCTGCCCAATCGCCGGAGTAGAAAACATCCTCTCCGCTGCTGCTGCCGACGTGAGTAAAACTGCCGGAACCGTAACAACGAAGTCCTTGGCGTCAAACGCCCGCGCCCGCCCAGGGAGCGCATTCGGATATAATTGCGTATAAGCCATCTCATCATAACCTCCCTCCTATAATCCCCCTTAAAAAAGGGGGAAAAAGGGGGTTGTAAATCCCTCACACGATAATAAATTCATCATTTGCAATCGGCGCTTCCGTCACCGGCGTAAACGTCAGTTTCTTAGCGGTTCCGTCATAATCCGTAATCTGTGCTGCCTGCCCGGTCAGCGTTCCCGTAATCCAAATAATAATCCGGTCGTTATAGTGGTCGTTCGTTGCTTCTGTTAAATCCGTCGTCATTTCCGATGTGGTTAACGTTCCGCTCTGCGCCGTTCCCTTGATGATTGTGCTCACCGACTCTTTTAAGCGCGTCAGCAGTGCCGCATCACCGCCCAGCTTCCCGACATCCACCGTATCCGTCGCCGGGTCAAAAGTCGAAACATCATCCATCTGATCCGATAGGGTTTTCAATGTATCGCTGTCCGCCCCCCGGATATTGCTCTCCGCCGTGTCAAGCTCCCTTTGCCTGGGCAGCCAGGCTCTTAGAAACAATTCCCCCTTCCACATCAATAAAAGCGCTGGTATCAATCGTGGCAGCCCCCGCTGAATTATCGGTAAATTTGCCAATTCCTGATATTTTCCAGTCACCACCGGTGATGGTGTTTTCAAGAACCAATTCACCCCTGATATCAACCGGAATATCTCTGCCTCCATTACCGATTTTCCCAATTTTTAATCTTCCGATAAAATTATAAATCTCCAAATAAATATTGTTGTAAAAATTACTCTCGATTATAACATAG